GCCATGGTCTCGGCCGCGCGCGTCAGGTCGTCCCGGTTGCCCGAGGTTTCGGCGATCTCGATATGCGGACGGTAACGCTTGACGGCCGGGTCCTTGGCCCGTCCCTCGACCGAGGCATGGGCCGACACGTCGCCCCAACCCTTGCCGCCGTCCTGGCCCTTGACGATGTAGTCGCTGAACCGTGCCGTGGCGTCGAACACGCCCTTGCCGGCGTGGACGTTCTGGCCCGCGACGATGGGGCTGGCGCGGCCGCCGGCGCCGGCGCTGGTCAGCGCCAGGCCGCCCAGGCCGTCCGCCATCAGAAGCACGCCCCGGTGCAGGCAGGCGCGGCGCAGGGCCGCCCAGGCGGTCTCGCCCTCGCTGATCGTGAACTTCTCGAACGGCTTGCCCATGTCGGCATCGATATGCACAGGGACGCCGAAAGGCTCGGCCAGGTCGAAGGCGATGGTGCTCAACGTCTGGCCGATCCATTCGCCCGGCTTGTTGGCCGCGGAACAATCGATCATCTGCCCCGTCAGGTCGCGGCCGCGCATGACGACGGTATAGCTGTCGCCCTTATAGGCCGGCTCGATGACGTCGATGGGGCCGGTGAGCACCGTCTCGCCGGCCACGGCCACCGTGCCCATGCCGCCGGTCGTGAAGGCGTCCAGCGGCGCACCGGCCGACCAGCGGTCGTCCAGGGTGAAGGAGAATTCGCCCGCCGCCGATCCCAGGCGCACCGTGACGCTTGCCTCGCGCCAGGCCGACCAGCGCCGGCCGCCCACCGACAGCACGATTTCATCAGCCATCGGCCGCACCCTCCGGATCCAGGAGCTTCAGGCGCGTGCCCGCCGGCAGGTGCGCCGGATGACGCAGCCGGTTGCGCGCAACCAGGTCGCCGGCCGCGCGGATGTCGCCCCGCGCCCGCCAGCTGAAGGCCCGGGCCGATTGCGGAACCGGAACCTCCCGCGCGACTAGGCGCGGCAGGTCCGCCGCGACGTCGCCGAGAACGGTCCAACTCGTGACCCGAAGATCCTCATAGACCAGGGCCTCTTCGCGCCGCCGGCCGACGTTGGCCAGGCCTTCCAGGTCGCGGATGGTGGAGACCAGGTCCGCGCGGGCCGCCACTGCGTCGTCGAAGGAATTGAACGGCTCGTCCAGGGCGGCCGGGGCGGCCTCCGCGACGGCCGCGGCGGCGACCAGGCCGCCAAGGGACGCCCGGTTCGCCTGCGTCCATGCGGCGACCGCCGGCGGCTGCAACACCGTCACCGGCGCCGCCGCGGCGAAGGCCGCCATGCCGCCGGCATCGACGGTTCCCTGCGGTACGGCCGCCGTCCCATAGGTGGACTGCCCGAAGGACAGGCCGAAGTCGCCCAGCCGCGCCAGGGTCGTGAAAGGGAAGGCGGTCAGGCCGCGGATGCGGGACACCAGGCCGAACACGCCCGACGCCATGTCGCCGGGGGCGCGGACAAGGTCGAAGGACGCCGCGCGGAAGCCCTCGGCGTCGCGCAGGAAAGCGGTCAGCCCGCCCATGTCGGGGTTAGGGACCTGCCGCGCCAGGTCCTGCAGCTGCCGGGTCATTTCGTTGAGCGCGCCCTCGGACTGCGCGGCGAGCGTTTCTCCCGCCGCCACCGCATCGGGGTTGACCCAGATGTTTGTAAAGCTGGCCGTCGCCGGCGCCCGAACCGTCCCGGCCACGTCGGCCAGGCGCGCCCTCTGATCCACGTCGGCACGGGGATACTGCAGCGGCTTGGCCGGGATGCACTCGATCCGGAAGCGGACGAAGTCCATGCCCTCGTCCTCGTTCTCGCGCGACGACCAGCGCCGGACATGCACGTCCAGTTCGCCCCGCGTCGGATGCACCAGGCGCCCGGCGCCGGACGCGTCCAGAGCTTCCTCCAGCCGGTCCGCCTGCGCCTTCCAGTCCGCCCCGAACACGAAGCCGGACAGATTGAAGGCGGAGATGACCAGGCCCATATCCCGCGTGGTGTAGCTGTCGGCAAACGGGATCTCGGCCGCGTCGACCCGGCGCCCGCCGGAACGGTCGCGCTCCGGGCAATGGAACGGCACGCCCCTGAAACTCGCCTGTCGGTATCCTTCGAACATCGCCCTGTCCCCTACGGCATCATCGCGCCGGGATCGATCAGCACCGCCCCGTCGGTGGCGCCGTCGTTCCGCACGGTCAGCTGGCCGTTCTCCGGATCCACGCCGACCAGAAGGCGATAGGCCGCGCGCACGCCTTCCTCGCCGGCGAAAGCGCCGACGGTGGCGCCGGCCAGGGCGCCCGCAAGGTTGCCGAGAACGGGCACGAGTGACCCCAGCGCGGCGCCAAGCGCGGCACCGCCGGCGGCACCGGCAAGCCGGCCACCGACTCCGGCGGCGCTTTCGCCGTCGCCGCGCGCCACCGCGCCGATCAGTTCCGGGGCTGAGATCAACGCCAGCAGCGGCAGACCCGCCCGGCCCAGGGCGCCCTTACCGAAGGCCGCGGCGCGGGACAGCACCCCGGCGCCGCCGGCGGCCGCCGTCGTGGTGGCCGTACCCGCATAGCTCGGCACGCGCCGCCCCGTCTTGGTGTAGCGGCCGCCGCCAGGCCCGCCGGCAATGCCCACGCCGGCCGGCCAGTTGGTCACGAACACGGGCTGCGCCGCGGCCGCCGCCGCCGCCCCCGCCAGTCCGCGCCCGCCGCCGCCGCGCATGCCTCCGATGCCGCGCGCGATCCCGAAGCCGACCCTGAGCGCCTTGTTCAACAGAATGATGCCGCCCACGGCCAGGGCGCCCTTGCCCAGGGCGTCCATGGTCGCATCAATCGTTTTCGGGTCCAGGCCGTCGATGGCGTCGGCCAGGTCCTGCACCGGCTCCGCCAGGTTCGCTTCCAAGCGCCCTTCCATCGAGGTGCGCAGGGACCGCACGGCCGCATTGAG